TGTAGAGGAATGCTCGATCGTCACGCACGTAGATGAATGGACCGCCCCGCCACCTGAGACCCCACTCCCCTCGGTAGTCGGCGTACGTGACGATCGGCACCGCCGCATCGACGCTGACGACGCCGTGGTCGGTGGTGCGTTCACGTGTCGGCCACTTACCCGAACCGACAGGGCCGTGGCTGACGATACGGACGCCGGGCAGCCCGGTGCCTTTGCAGTCCGGGCACGGTGACACACCTACGCTTCCCGCTGGCGCGCCGTTCATCCTTCTTGCGAACGTCTGCATGATCGACGCTGGGCTGAGGTCAAGCCCGGAGCCTTCGCATGTCGGGCACACCAGCGGCTTGGCCACGACGAGCCACTTGACGGACGGCGCGATGGCGCGCCCGTAGTCGCGCTGCTCGGCACCGGTGTGGGGGCCTTCGTGATCCCACGGCAACGCCCGCTCGGCGTCGGCTGCGGACATGACGTGGGGGCAGGTCTTGACGACTGCGAGGGGCTCTGTCATTCGATGGTCTCCTTCGGTTGGATCAGGTGTGCATGCCCGATGGGGGCTTGGCTTCCGAACTGGTCGGTGATGTCGAGCGGTTCGTGGTAGGGGTTCGTGTCCCACAGCCAGACCCGTCCGTCTTCCACCACAATACAGTCGCCGGGGTTGGTGTCAGGGTTGTCAGCGATCGGCACCGCTGGCCCGATCGGGACGATGCCGTGGCAGAACCCAACGGTCAGCTTCCGCTGTATCTCTTGGCTCACGATCTCGACGTCAGGCAGGCCGTCGATGCAGTCGGTGCAGTCGGTGCTGTACGTCGGGAACTGAGCGCCGATGGGTCCGTCCTGGCGGCAAGAACCCTCGCACGACGGGCACACGATCGGCTCGGCCACGACGACCCACTTGACGGACCGAGGCACAAACGCTGGCCCGAGTATTGATTCCTCAACGCGCGAGAAGCACGCCCGTGCGTCGGCCTCGGGCAGAACGACGGTGACGGTCAGCGACGTCACCAGTCGCCGCCGTCGTTCGGGATCCCGTCGACGTACCACTGGACCATGTCTGGCGACCTGTCTTGGTCGCGGTCCAGGCTGGCCTCATCCGTATACACGACACACAGGCTCCCGGCCATCGACAAGAGTGTGAGCGACTTCGGCCACCGCTTCGCTACGCGCTGCAGAGCGGCGACTGCCTTGACCTCGTCGTCGGTCGGTTCGCGACTCGCCGTCATGGAGTCCGCCTCATCTCGTCGCGCTCCACGCCGAATCGCCAACCGTGTCGTAGAGTGCCTTCGCTGCACACGCCTGACGCTTCTTGTCCTCGGGCGTGTCGCTGTTCAGGTCGTGATGGGTGGCAACGCCGCACGCCGTCATCTTCGGTGCGAGGCGGTGGTCCTTCATGTGAAGCGTGGTCCACATCTGCCAGTAGCCGTGGCAGCACCCTGTCTTGACGCCGTCCTCGTTGCGGCAGTTCGACTCGCGCCACCCGATCCGATCGAACGTTGCGGGCAGCCCGGCGTCGATCCGATACCACGTCATCTCTTGGCAGTCGTCGAGCCCCTCGGGCGCGAAGATGGTCGGAGGGAGACCCGTTGCGACAACGTCGGGCGGCGGAACGATGGTCTGGATCTGACCGCCACGCTCCGCCTGTTCGGTAGCGGTCGCTCCGGTGGTGATGTAGAGGATCGCTGCGAGGAGTGCAAGGAATATGTCGCTCATGTTCTCTCCTGTCGTTTGCCGAATAGAAATCTTCGTGAGTCGTGCACGGCCTTGCGAACATCGCTCGGGGTGAACGGCTCAGCGCCGGTGGAGTATTGGTGGGCCCACCGCGCCCAGATCTGATCGATGATAGACCGACTGACCTCGTCGTCCATGTTCATTCGAGCGCCCTCGCGCACCACCTCGACGGGGTGGCCTCCTCGCATCAGGATGCCGGTGTAGGCGTATTCAGCCCACGTCTTCGAGGCGTAGTGGCGGCTCCCGCCCGACTGGATCAGCGCGTGGGTGACCGCCACAGCCGCTTCGGGCCCGCTCCACACGAGCGCCTCTTCGATCTCGCGCATCACCGGCACGTCGCCGTCAGCGCCGCCGGTCGTGACCCGTTCCTTGGACCCGATGACGAGCGGCTCAGCGAGGGCGTGGACCGTCCACTCGCCGTAGACCTCCCAGGCCTCGCGAGCCCGGCTCAGCGTCCATTCCTGGCCGGTGGCGATATCGATGCCCATCTGCAGCCTGCGACCCTCCACGACGCCAGGAGGGACGCATACGCCGTGTTTCGTGAGCACCTCGCCCCACTCGACGCCTGCGAGCGGCGCTCGGGCAGCCAGACGCCAGTCGTCGGAGATCGGCAGGCCCTGTCGCGTAGCGGCCGTTCGGATCTGCTCTTGCAGGTCGTCGCGTCCGATCGGGAGCAGCACGTTGCGGATTCCGAGACCTCCGTCACCACCGGCCGAGACCCACGATGGCAACACGTCAGCAAGCGAGAGAGCCAGCCTGGTCCACGACGGCCACTGGTCCATCGTGTTGATCGAGTATCCGGTGCGCCCGAACTGCTTGCCCTCGGGGTCGAGCACCACGCACTGACACCCTTGCATCCAGAAGAAACTGCCGGACACCTTGTGCCCGAGCTGAGCCCACTCGACGGCCTCGGCCTCCCAGTTCGACCCTGACCACCCCGTGTAGTTCGGGGTCTTCAGCGCGTCGAACAACGGGAGCACCCGAGACTCGTTGGACGGGTCCACCGCCAACGCTTCAGACACCAGCTCGTCGAAGATTGTCACCGACCGAACCGTGAAGGCAGCGGCATCGCTGCGATCGCCATCATCCGCTTCGTCTCCATCGCCGCGGCGAACCACGAGGAGATGTCTTCGAGCGTCACGCCGGTCTCTTCGAGGATGTTGTCCTCGACGTCGGGGTGCGCCTTGACGAACTCCTCGGCCCAGGTGTCGGGGTCGGTGCAGAGCGTCAGAGCTGTGGGGGTCTTCTCTTCGTTCAGGTTCATGGCGGTCTCTTTCTGTCTAGTCAGGTGTGTACGACGCCGCTGAAGCCACGCTCGTCGAGCATGTCTCCCAGGCGGGCGGTGAGTCGGAGCAGAGCCATCTCTTCGGTCTCGGCAACAGCCCTGACGTAGGACTTCTCGTCGATGTGGTACTCCGCCCGCCAGACCCTGTCGGTCCGGCGAGTGATGGTGACTCGTCCGTAGGTCTTGACCAAGAGCCCCACTAGAACCTGCTTCCACAGATCGGACCTATGCCGTTGGCGACGGAGGTCTCATCGGTCAGGTAGGCGCCGCAGACGCAGCAGGTGCCGGTGAGGCGACCGAACGCCTGCGCCTCTTCGAGGGACAGGCGCATGTCGGCGGTGAGCGTGCGGATGGCTCCAGAGTCGTAGCTCCACACCCAATCCTCGCGCTGCTCGATACGGACTTCCTTCGTCTTCTTGTCCTTGATCGACACGTCGCGCATGTTGCCGGTCGCCACCAGCTTCTTGGCGTACATGTGGCTTCCGCTCTGGTTGTGGACGCACTTGAAGAGGTCGCCGTTGGCGTCGCGGTAGACGCCGTCTTCGGTGACCCGGTTGCTGGTGGCGGCGGCGGGTTCCTTGCGGGCAGCGTCACGGGCCTCGCACTTCGTGCGCATCGAAACGGCGGAGTCTTCCTGCCGGGGGGTGAGGTACCCGTGCTTCTCGAAGAAGCGTCCGAGATCTTGAGCGAACTCGCTCCAGGTCTGCGCCCAGAGCCATGCGACCAGGTCGGCCTGACGATCGAGCTTCAAGTCTTCGTCCGCTTGGCCTGCGCCTGCGAAGCGTTGGTTCGGGGCGACCGTCAAGGTTGCGAATGGGTCGGTGGCTGTGTTGGTTGTCATGTCGTCATTATAGTCAGCCATGACACCAACACAACCCCTTCCCGAAGATTTCTTTTCAGCTGAGGATCCGCTCGGGGCGGAAGCTCCTGAACGAGTTGTTCGTACTGGTCCCGCCGTACGCCTCGACGCTCGACACGCCGGTGGTGGCGTGAACCATCAGACGCTGGAACCTGAACGTGCCAGGCACCCCATCGACTCGGAAGACGCGACCAGGGGTCCACCCGGCACACTCTCCGATGGTGGGTTCCTGCATCGCGTAGCGGTGGCCGTTGCCTCGATCGGGCATCAGCCACATCCCCGGCACCTGAACTCCGTCCTCGTCGAGTACGGGCTCGGCCCCGAACGCTTTCGCAGGAAAGTGCAGGATCGGCGACTCGCTGTCTTTCGATGCTCGAAGCTCCACGGCCTCCAGCCACTCCATGTACCTGAGCACGAGTTCTTGCCCGCCGTGAGGGGTCTTGCCCTGCTCGATCGATCGTATAGCGGACTCCTTCACGCCAGCGAGATCTCCTGCGTCGTTGCGTGTGTATCCAAGCGCCACACGTCGCGCTGCAATCTCATCTGAGCTGTTGATCATGTCCATCCCTCGTCTGGTGTCTCATCAGTATTGCAGTGACCGCGAGGCGAGAACCCTCATCGTGTATTCGCCTCGCGGTCACGGTCCTGTGTCAGCCCGCTGCGAACGGGTCGACCGGGGCTCCGGCCGTCGACGCTTCGGGCAGCGGAGCCGGAACCTCGGCAGCCGCGAACGGATCCGCCGGGACGGCGACCGGAGCAACCGGAGCCACCGCAGTCGCGAACGGATCCGCCGGGACGGCAGCAGCTGGAGCCACGGCAGTCGCGAACGGGTCCGCGGGAGCGGCGACCGGAGCCGCAGCGGCGGCGGCGATACCGGCAGCAGCGACCGCGGCCGCTGCCTGCGCAGCTGCGAGGGCCTGGGCCTGCGCAGCAGCTGCAGCGGCTGCAGCCGCCTGGTCAGCCTGAGCCTGCGCAGCGGCGACCGCGGCTGCCTGCGCAGCTGCGACGGCCTGAGCCTGCGCTGCAGCCAGCGCAGCGGCGTTTGCCTGCTCCTGAGCAGCGACGGCAGCCAGATCGACCACCACCGGCGCAGCGACCGGCGCAGCGACCGGCGCAACGGGCGCAACCGGAGCGACGGGCGCAGCGACCGGCGCAGCCGCAGCGACGGCAGCGAACGGGTCCGCCACCGGTGCCACGGGAGCCGCAGCAACGGGTGCGAACGGGTCGGCTCCGGTCACGGCCGGGGCCCCGCTGCTGGTGGGCGGAGGGGTAGTCGGGACGTTGCTGATCGAGTACGTGGTGTCGATGTTCGACCGCATCTCGCCCTTGTAGATCTCTTCGGTCACGTCGCCGATGAAGTGCTTGTTCACGAAGAGAACGCACGACTGCTCCAGCGGCTGGTTGTGCTGCTGCAGCACCGCCAGAGGAACGCCCAGCGATTCGAGCTTCATCCGCATCATGTTGAACGCGCCGGGCTTGGAGTCGCCGCCCGGGAACGGCATGTAGAGGTTCATCAGCATCGCTCGACCGGCCTCGGGGCCGTCGACGATCTTGCACTTGAGGGTGATGTTCATCCCGTTGCCCGCTGACGAGACTCCCTTGAGGGTCGACTCGGTGATCTCGAAGTGGTATCGGCCGACGGGCACTTGGGTGAACTTGTCACCCTCGGCTGCCGCCGCCAGTTGATTCCAGTCGATGGTTGTCATGTTTGTATTCTCCTACTTGTCTGGATGTTCGGAACTTGTGGGTGGGGGGTTGGTGACCGTAGCGCATGTTTGGAAGGGTTCCGCACACCCGCTACATGCTGTGCTCGACCGGATGGCCGGGCACAAGATGTGGTGGCTCAGCCGGGGCGAACCATCAGCTGAGCAAGGTTCGGGTTGTCGACGTACGGCGGTGTCCACGGGATGCGAGACCCCGCTTCGTAGAACGGAGACGTCTTCATGTGGAGGCGACGAGTGCTCACGTTGGCGGCGATGTCCTCGAAGGGAGCATAGAAGCCAACGACGTCGAGGAAGTAGTTGATCATCGTGGCGAGCTGCCCCTGCAGTGCGGGAGAGTCCTTGCCATCGACCTTCTTCGACATCGCCGTGATCGCCACGCACTCCAGGTTGCCAGGCTGTTCGAGCAGGTCGCGGAACTTGCGGATCATCGTGGCGAGACCGCGGAGCAGCTCGCCCCAGTCCTGCGTTTGCATCTGGTTCGCACCGGCGATTCGGTCGATGTACTTCTGCTGCAGCTCGGAGATCGAGTCCACGGCGAACGTCTTGAACGGCGAGTTCGGGTTCGAGACGATCGCGTACATCTGCTCGATCTGCGAGTAGTTGGTCACCCGCACCCGCACCCACAACGTCCCCGGCGGTGGCTCGAATGGCGAGACCATGTCCCAATCCCACTTCTTGTCCTGGTTCGAGAGGAAGCGAGTCTGGCCCTCGATGTCGGCGAACAGGATCGGAGCCGGGCAGGTCAAGAGAATCTCGCTCTTGCCAACCTTCGACGGCCCGTGGATCAGAAACGAGGTCGGTACTCTCGTCGCGGGGTCGGCTTGGCCCCACGCGAGGTCGGGGGCGAACAGTGTTGTCATGGTGTCTCCTGTCACGGCTTCTCGCCGATGTTTTTGTAGCGGGCGATGGGGTCTATCACAACGAACTGCTCGTGCACCATGTCTTCGATGCGAGAACCGTCGTTGAATAGAGGGCAGATGTGCACGAACTGGCACTTCCACGAGCATTCGGGGTTGGCGCGAGGTGTTGCAACCTGAGCGGCTTCGACGAGAGTGTACGACTCGTCTTCCAACTCCTTGCGCAGAGCGACCATGTCGGCCACCACCGAGCGGGTCTGGAACAGCCACGCATCGATCTCGGCTTGGTTGTACGACACCGAGACCCTGTCGTAGAACGGAGGCTTCGACGACGCAGTCCGCTTGACCTTGCGCAGCATGTCGAACTGCGCCGTCTGCACGCGCTCTCCGGTGTACTCACGAGCCGACCAGACGTAGCCGATCAGCTGACGATCCATCTGCATCAGAGCAGGGAAGCCCTTCAGCGACTGAACGGTCTTCGTGTCGATGACCTCGAACGACTCGGTGGTCTGGTTCCAGACCAACGCGTCGAGCTTGGCCAGCCACGTCACGCCGGGCATGAGGGGGGTCTGCATCTCGATCTCGACTCCGTTGTAGACGAGACCGAAGTCGACGGCCTCCTCGACCAACCACTCGGTCCAGCCCTCGAACATGATGAGCGCGAGTTCGATGGTGTCCGAGGGGAGCAGCTCGGGGCCCAGCTCGGTGTCGTCGTACAGCGCCTGTATCGCCTCGTTGCCCGCGACGACGGCTTCGTCGTGCGTCAGGTCGTGCATGTAGCGAGCCCTGCGGAACCCCTCGACACCGGCGTGCACGAGGTTTCCAGCGAACAACGGCTGCGAGTTGGCACCGTTAGTGCCGAGGCACAATACATACTCCAGCCACCACTTGCGCTTGCAGTCGAGGAACGTGCTGACTTCTGAGTTTGAGGTCAGCATTCGTTCACGACCATCGGCATCGATGTCCAGAGCGTGCGCGGCTTCTTCGGCTTGTCGTCGGTGATGTCGTACGAGATCAGCCGAACCTCGATGCCGAGCTTCGCTGCGGTCTGCGCCAGATCCTCGAAGCTCTCGATGATCGGATCCATCGAAGTGAGGGCGGCGGCGCGATGAGCGCGATCCGCGCAGATCCTGCAGTGGGTGAATCCTGCGTCGAGCAGCAGCTCGACCTCGGACTCCGTGAGGAACTTGAACTCCCGCTCGACGATCCTCCTGCCGTTCGTGTGCGTGAACGACTCGAACGTCTTCGACACGTGGTTGTTCTTGACGAGGTGGATGGTCTTCCCGGCCCCAGCCTTCCCGTTGCGGACGATGAAATACTTCTCGCCGAACGGAGGCGTGAGGGTGAGGTTGTCGTCACCGAACTCTGCGATGGCGTCGAGCACATCAGCCTGTTCGAGGACGGCAATCACGTCGGGGTCGTCAAGATCGACCAGACGAGACAGCGAGCCGCTGTCGTCGTCTGCGTAGTCGTCGTCGGGATGTGCATTTGCGAGCACGTCCATCAGCCTGGCGCCCTCTGCCGGTGGCAGGGGGGCGGGTGTCTCTGTCGTCATGCTGCTTCTCCTTGGTCTTCGGGTTCGGGGTCTGAGAGATCGACGGCGCGACCGAGCATCAAGCTCCGCATGCGCTCGGTGTCTTGCAGAAGGGCTTCGAGGCCCTCCTTCTTCATCCGCGACACGTCTCGGACATGCTCGTCGAGCGTGTCCTCCGAGACGATGTCGATGATGTTGATCGACTCGTGAATCTCTGAGCCGATGCGGTGGCACCGACCCTCGGCCTGTTCGTTGTCGATGAGACTGAACGAGCGCTGCAGGAAGATCATGGTGCTCGCAGCGGTCAGCGTGATGCCCGTGCCACCGGCAGCCAAGGTGCAGAGCATGACACGGAGATCTCCTCGTTGGAACGCTTCGACGTTGTTCTGTCGCTCGTCAAGAGACTGCTTTCCGGTGATCATGCCGAAGCTGTAGCGACGACGCTCAGCCGAGGTCGTCTTCTTCGGCTTGATGCGCTTTTCCATCTCGTCCTGGCACAGCTCGATCAGCTTGCGGCTCTGGGCAAACACGACGATCTGCTCGTGGTCCTCGATGTCGTCCAACTCGATGAACAGCTGATCCACCTTGCACGAAGGTGCCTTGAGGATGATCTCGTTCTTCTCGGCGTCCAGCGCGCCGGTGGCCGAAGCGAACTGCAGCAGCCGAGTCATGCGGGCGAGCGGGTTGGTGGCGACGATGATCTCGCCGCTCTCCACCTCGACGAGCATCTTCTCGACCATGTCCTTGTACTGCCTCGCCTGCGCAGGCTTCATCGTGCACAGTCGAGTGAACGGCACCTTCGGCGGCAAGCTCGGAAGAGCGACCTCCTTCGGGGTGCGTCGCCAGAGATGCCTCGTGACCTGATCGAACTCAGCGCGCGATTCGGGGTTGAGGCCGAGCACATCGATGCCGCCCCAGTCGCCGTATCCGACGAGACAGTACCTGTCGATGAACTTGGTCTTCGAGGGGAACTCCTCGGGCCACAAGAAGAACAGCAGCGCCCACAGGTCTGCCGGGCTGTTCGCCATCGGGGTGCCGGTGAGTGCGAAGCGGAACTTGGCCTCGTTGCGCAAGAACCACAGGGCGCGAGTCTGCTTGGCGTCGGGGTTCTTGGCTCGGTGGGCCTCGTCTGCCACGACCGTTCGCCAGTCGATCGCATTCAGCAGCCCGGGCTCGCGATTGCCCTTGCTGACCTTGATCGACCCGTACGGTGCGTGGCGAGAGTTGTTGTAGAGCCCTTCCCAGTTGACGACGAGAACATCGCCCCCGCCATCCTTCATCTCTTCGATGGCCTCCTTGCGGGCCTTGGCTGTGTTGCCGAAGTCGACCACCCTGCGGTGCTCTGCCTCGGGCAGCCACAACTTGAACTCGTTGGCCCACGACCGCTTCACGGAGTTCGGGGCGATGACGAGCGCTGGGTACGGACCCTTGCCCTGAGCATCGAGCACACGGAGCGCCGAAATGGTTTGGGCGGTCTTGCCCGTCCCCATCGGATCGAAAAGACCGGCGCGCCCGGCGAAGCTGAGTTACTCCGCCCCGCCCTCCTGGTAGTCGAAGAGCGAGAACTTCGTCGTGTTTCGGAACCCGGCAACGGCGCTTCCGGCATCTGAGAAGTCCATCGACAAGGCGAAGCGGTTGGCGATCGAGACGAACTCGGAGTGGACTCGGCGTGTGTATTCACGAGCGCTCTCGTCGAGCACGACCTTCGGAAACGTCTTTGCGATCGCGCAAGCGGTGGCCCAGGTCACCGGGGCTCGCCAGGTGGTCCCTTCGTGGACACGCATGCCGGGGATGGAAGAGCACGCAGCCTTGTGGTAGAGGCCCGCAGTCAGCTCGAAGAATTTCTCGTCGTCAGTGACGCCGAGCGTGGTGTTTGAGATCATGGTGTAACCTTAGCGTTGCTGCGGTCTGAATACAACATCATTCTTCGATATTTTCCGTCTTCGAGACACAGACCCGACAGCGAGATCCCGGGGCGGTGGTGATGCCGTCGGCCATCGAACGACGAGCGGTGCCGCACACGGCTGACTCGCTCCACCGGGTGCCTGCCCGGAAGAAGTGTGAGTAGGTGCCACGAGGGTTCTGCAGCCACGAGTCGGCGCGAAGCCCTGAGCGCTCCTGGTTTCCGTTGCTCTCGCCCATGCGTCGGTGCGGCATCAGATCGTCTTCACCGAGGGGCAGGGGCACCGGTCAACGAAGACGCCGGGCGCCCCGATGGCTTCGTTGAACTTCACGATCGCGGACACCTCTTCAGGGCACTGCGTCGAGGCGATGACACCTTCGCCATCGCTGTCGACCAGGACATGATCCCACTCCCCGAGACGACGATGAACCTGGATCACGGCGTCCTCCTCGCCAGGACGTCTTTTCCATAACCGTTATCGAACAGCCACTTGACGGCGTGGCGCAACGCATCGCGAGCGTGCCCCTCTCCGCCCTTGTGCCACATGTTGTATTCACGCAGCCTCTCGTTTGGACAGAACGTCTTGGCGTCCGTTGCGTACTGCAGGATCGGCTCATTCGAGCGTCCAGCGACGTAGAGGTGGGCCGTGGCGAGTCCGATCAGATGCAGCGGCGTCGGCTGGAAGGTCTTCTTGGCTGACCCGGCGTTGATCGTGAACGCCTCCATCACCAGGATGTCCGCCTCGGACACGGCTTGCCCGGTCACGAACCTCTCGTACATCTCTCCGAGGGTCAGCTCAGCAACGTCGACGATGTCGATCATCGGCCGAGAGTCGTCTCCGTAGTTCACCATGATCTTACAGTACCCGGTCAATAGACCGGGATCGTACACGCACAGAAATCCGTTGGGACGGGTGTCTTGGTCGGTCATGCGTCTTCCCACTTGTAGATGTCCACGGTTGTGGCCTCTCGACCCATTCGATCGGCCACTCTTGCTGTGACCCCAGACCCTCCAAAGGCGTCGAGTACGCTGTCGCCGGGCTTAGACCACCCCTCGATGATCCACTCACACAGCTCTTCGGGCCAAGGTGCCGGGTGACCATCCTCCCCCGGAGAGGGGTTGAATGTGACGACGGAGTGTAGCGATCCTGGCTCGAAGTACGAGTCAACATCTGGCCCGTGGGATATGTGCAGCACCGACTCGTGCCGGATCACCGTCCGGTCGCGAGCAGCAGGGTCGGGGATGCCGAAAGGCTTGCTCCATATATTGTGAGCCTTGATCCAGTACCCTGCCTCGTATACGGCTAGGGCGAACCTCTCTGGTATGAGCGCGAGTGATCGCTCTCGAAGACCGGCGATGTTTGGCGTCAGCACCTCGCCTGCGGCGGCAGCGTCCTTCCACTTCTTGGCGAACTCCTTGCGACCCGAGTGCATGCCGGGCTGGTGCGCCGAGGTCCTCACTCGACTCCGGTTGACGTACCGGTCTTGCACGTTCACAAACAGCGACCCTCCGGGCCTGATCTTCCACATCGACTCGTCAACAGCTGCGACCAGTTCGGCTATGTAGCCTTCCACAGCCCCCGGCTTGCCGATCTCCGAGGCGCTGTCCCCGTACATGCGCATCGCGTAGTACGGGGGAGACCAGAGCGCGAGGTCGATCGACCCGTCTGGGATCGGAATGTCACGAGCGTCCGCCGTTATGCGTTGGATGCCCATCAGTTCTCGCTCCTCATCCGCTCGAAATCGTCTCGGCCGAGGCCGGTGGCGTGGCCGACGTCGTCCCACCACTGATCCCAGATGCGGGATCGGACAACGGGGTCGGGCTGGTACTTGTGCCCCCAGTTCACGCCGATGTCGGACGACGCCGTGCACGGCACGACCCACCCGAACTCATCGCCGCGGAACGTCATGCAGCGTTCGATCTCTTCGCGAGCGCCCTCGGCTTCGAGCGCCGGAATAGAGAGCACAACTTCGTCGTGAATCACCATGAGCATCGACGGTCCGTACCCCGCAGCGTCGAGGGCGATCACGTTGAGCTTGAGGATCTCTGCAGCCGTCCCCTGCATCATGTAGTTCATCACCTTGAACGAGTCGCTGCCGGGGTACTCGACGCGCTGCTTGCGACCGAACACGGACTGCACCCACCCGCCGTTGATGTCGCACTGCCTGATCAGATCCTTGACGTACATATCGAGCGTGGGGTACGCGAGAGCGAATCCGACGAGGAACTCCTGCGCGTCTTCGAGGGGGATGCCGAGCTGCTCCGACAGACCCGGCGCTTGAGCGCCGTACAAGCGGGCAAGGATCCCGACCTTCATCAGCGTTCGATACGGGCTGTCTTTCTGGATCGTGTCGTCTCGATAGACCACCCGAGCGGCGGTGGTGTAGAGGTCGCCGGACATGATGGCTGCTTGAAACGCGAGGTCGCCCGAGATGTTTGCAGCGACTCGCGGCTCCACTTGGTCGAGGTCCGAGGTCACGATCAGGTGGCCGGGCTGCGGGAGAAACGCCGTGCGCACCATCGGCCCTCGGGGGATCGTCTGCAGCGCAGGGTCGGTCACGGACGACCGCCCCGTCGAGGCACCGCATTGGCGGATGTTGGGGTGGTTGGTCTGCCCGAGGTTCAAGAAGAACGATGAGCGGAGCTTCGTCATCTTGCGCGTCTTGAGCACCATCTCAGCGATCGCCGCTGCCTGCGGCGGCTCCTGCACGCTCTTCAAGATGTCCTTGTTGAGCTGCCACAGCCCAGTGCCCGTCTTCGCAGTCAACTGCGCTCCGTGCTCGATCAACGCCTTGGCCACCTGAGCGTTCGACTGACGGTTCTTGATGCTGAAATGCTCCTGCAGCCAGCCGTCGGCCCACGCCGTGTATTCTTGGATCTCGCTCGCCTTGCGGTCGATGTACTCCATATCGCACCCCATGCCGATCCTCTCCATCGAAGCGAAGCACGGCATCACCGCCGTCTCGATCTGGTACGACTTGGAGACGAACACCTCGGGGAACTGGATCCTGAACGCCTCGAACAGCTTCACGGTGATCACGGCGTCGAGCGCGCCGTAGGCCCAATAGAACTTGAAGTCCACCGGCACGGAGGCCCAGGTCCAGTTCTGCGCTTGCATCGCATCTTCGAGCAGCTTCTGCCCGGCCGACGCCCCCTTCTGGACGTAGCGGTCTGACAGCGGCTTCAGACCGTGCGCCTGGAACGGATGGATCAGGTGCGAGAACAGCATCGTGTCGTGCACCACGCCGTCGCGATCGAACACGTCGATGTCCATCTTGACTCGCAACCAGTTGGCGTCGAACTTCGAGTTGTGCCCGACGAGGTCGCCTCGCCACGACGAGAACACGTTCTCGACCACGCCCGACCACTTCTCTGACGGGATAGCCCACCCGACATCCCCCGATGCGATCTGCACGAGGCGCACGGCGCAGTAGCCCGATGCGTACGGCGACAGCCCCGTGGTCTCGGTGTCGAACCCGAGGACGTTGTCCGTCGGAATCGTCTCGACCCACCGCAGCATCGTCACCGCCGAGTCAATAGAGTCAACGAAGTTGACGCTCACGTTTGCTAGTGGTCCTGTCAT